GATGCTTATGTTGTTACTGACAATGGCCACTTGTATGTTTATAATGATAATTTGATTCAGTGGGTTGATGCTGGACAAATCGTTGGACCAACAGGTCCTCAAGGACCACAAGGACCTCAAGGTGTTGCTGGTCCGCAAGGTCCACAGGGTCCACAAGGACCACAAGGATCAACTGGCGATACTGGTCCACAGGGTCCGACTGGTGCAACAGGACCAACAGGTCCAGAAGGTCCACAAGGCGCACAAGGTACAGTTGGCGCAAGAGGTCCACAAGGACCACAAGGACCACAAGGTCCACAAGGACCAAGCGGTGCAACAGGCAACACTGGTGCATTTGGTGGAACAAGTTTTGGATACATATTCAACACTGGCGTAAATGACTCAGATCCAGGTGTTGGTCAATTTAAACTTAATAATGCGCTCACAACACTTACAACGAAAATCTTTGTTGACAATGTTGATACTGATGGTGCAAATATTCTAACATATCTAACGTCTCTTGATGACTCATCAAGTGTTGTTAAGGGTCACTTGAATATTATTGATAGAACTACAACTCAATTTGCGTTGTTTGCTGTCAATGATTTGACTGACAAAACTGGCTATTATGAGATTGATGTAACGCACATCACTGGTAGTGTAAGTGCATTTACAGCAGGTCAGCAAGTTGCATTAACATTCTCAAGAACTGGCGACATTGGTCCACAAGGACCGCAAGGTGTTGCTGGTCCATCAGGTCCAGCTGGTCCTCAAGGTCCTCAAGGCGTTGCTGGTGAAAATGGTTCTGCTGGTCCTCAAGGTCCGCAAGGCGTTCTTGGTCCTCAAGGACCAATGGGTCCTCAAGGACCATCAGGCGCAGCAGGTCCTCAAGGTCCACAAGGACCAACAGGTCCACAAGGAACAATTGGTTCAACTGGTGAAGTTGGTCCAACTGGTCCAGCTGGTCCAATTGCAGGTTCAAATCAGCAAGTCATTTATAACAGCTCTGGAACCGCTACAGGTTCATCAGATCTAACATTTAATCCATCTGCAAAACTTCTCTCAACTGTTAATATTAATGCAAATAGCGTTAATGTGACTGCTGGTGCAAATGGTGGAATTCGATTCCCTACTGATGCATTTGGTGGTAGCGGTGACACAGCAACAATTAAGTTGTTGAATCCATTAGGTGGTGAAGCCACTGAAATGACATTCGCAATGACCAATGATGCTGACGACAAATTTAACTTCTCAGTTCCAAGTGCCAATGGTGTGATGATTAATCGCAACACTGTATGGCATGCAGGAAATGATGGCACACTTTCAACTTTAGACGCAGACTTGCTTGATGGACAACAACTCGCAAATGTTGCACCAGTTGGTCTTGAGGGTCAAGTTTCGTTCTTAGCAAATACTGCAACGTTTGAAAGAGAAAATGATTATACTCTTGTCAAAGGATACTTCATTGAAACAAATGGTGAGTTGAGCGCTGCTCAAAACACGTTGACAGATTACGCCACGATCTTCAATACATGGACAAGATTCTCTCATGATGGAACATCAAATCAACCAGCCAATGCTGGTGAATTGAGTGCATGGTCGTTTGATGCAAACACTGGTGTGATTTCTAGTACGACTAACAGCGGAACATTTATTGGATTTGTTTCACCGCAATCTTACTCTAATTACACGTTTAAAACACAACTCAAATCAACTAATGCTGATAATGATACAATTGGCGTCTTGATTGGTTGGTATGTTGATCCTTCAACTAACAGACAATATACATTGTCCGCATTACGCGACACTGGTGGTACTGTAACAGGTTGGGAAATTTGGTATAATTATCTACGCTCTGATCAACAAAAATTAGTTGATGGATCAGACCTTGTCACATATAGCGGTGGGTGGTCAGACTATCCAAATGGTGTAACGATCGAAGTCACAAGAACTGGAAACCAGTTTAGTTTGGTAACGACACAACTCGGTAACACTACACTAGACGCCACGACTACACTTACACTAGATCTTGATAGCAATGCAATTCTTGATAAGTTCAAGGGTGAAAGTCCATATGGTTTTGGTGCATACTCACAAGCAAGTGCATCATTTACTGTTTTAAGTTTTGCTGCAGCTGCTAATGAAATTTTTGACACTCGAAATGGTGATCTCTATACATTGAACAGTGGTTCATGGATTATCAGTGGTGATCGTGATATTTGGACTGATATTGGCATTGGGCGTTTCTGTCATAATGAGGTCACAGGAAAAACGTTCTATGTTGCGAATTCAACTGCTGTTATCAAAGTTGCTAATGTTTCTGGTGGTCCACAAGGACCACAAGGACCACAAGGTGTGACTGGTCCACAAGGTCCACAAGGTGCTCAAGGCGTGACAGGTCCTCAAGGTCCTCAAGGTGTCGTTGGTCCACAAGGACCGCAAGGCGATACTGGTCCACAAGGACCACAAGGACCACAAGGACCACAAGGACCACAAGGTGTTGTCGGTCCACAAGGTCCTCAGGGCGTTGTCGGTCCACAAGGTCCACAAGGACCACAAGGACCAGAAGGTCCTCAAGGTATCGTTGGTCCACAAGGTCCACAAGGTGTTATTGGTAACACTGGTCCTCAGGGTCCACAAGGTCCTCAAGGACCACAGGGTCCACAAGGTCCACAAGGACAAAAAGGTGATACTGGTGAATTTGGCGGTGCAACTTTTGATTACTATTATTATACTGCAACTAATGACCCAGCAAATCAAGTATCTGGTGTATTAAACTTTGATGCAAATCCATTTAATACTGCTGGCAATCTTTACATTTCGTTCAATGATATTAATACACAAAACGTATTCAATTTCTTGACGACTATTGATGATTCCACATCAACAATCAAGGGTACTTTCAAAGTTGCAAATACTGCTAATACACTAGAGTTTGCATACTTCAGTATCAATGGATTCCATACACATGATTCTGATCACTTCAATATTCCTGTTGCTTATACCTCTGGATCAGTAACATCATTTGCAAATAATACAAATATTCTCATCACGTTTACTAGAACTGGTGATAAGGGTGATACTGGTCCACAAGGACCACAGGGTCCACAAGGACCACAAGGACCACAGGGTGTTGCTGGTCCGACTGGCGCTGACTCAACTATTCCTGGTCCACAAGGTCCTCAAGGCGTAACTGGTAATACTGGTCCACAGGGTCCACAAGGTCCACAAGGTGTTGTTGGTCCACAAGGTCCTCAAGGTCCGCAGGGTCCACAAGGTCCACAAGGTGTTGTTGGTCCACAAGGTCCTCAAGGCGTTGTCGGTCCTCAAGGTCCACAAGGCGTCGCTGGTCCAACTGGTGCTGATTCAACTGTTGCTGGTCCTCAAGGTCCTCAAGGTCCTCAAGGCGTCGCTGGTCCACAAGGTCCTCAAGGTCCACAAGGTGTCGCTGGTCCTCAAGGTCCACAAGGTTTAACTGGTCCACAAGGACCACAAGGAGTGACTGGTCCTCAAGGTCCGCAAGGTGTTACAGGTCCACAAGGACCAACTGGACCAATTGGTGGGTCGAACACGCAAGTATTCTTTAATAATAACGGTGCGACTGCGGGTTCTGCAAATCTAACATTCAATCTAAACGGAAATGTTTTCACTGTTGGTAGTTCAACTATTACAGCAAATGTATCAAACAATTCAGTAACGATGAGCGGTAATTTGACCGCTACAATGAAGTCAAGTAAAGACTTCATGATTGCAAATACAAATACGAATGCTGCGAATACGGTTGATTTGTCTATATCAAATTACTTTAGACATACAATGACAGCAAGTGTTCAGTTTACATTTACTAATGCACCATCCTCTGGAACTAGTCAAATGTTCTCGCTATTATTACTACAAGATGGTGTTGGCGGAAGATCACCAACATTTGCGAATACAATATATTGGGCTGGTGGAGCAATACCTCCTGCCACAACAGCAGCAAATGCTCGCGATTTGTGGACCTTTATCACTTATGATGGCGGCGTCACCTATTGGGGCACTTTGACTATGAAGGACGTGCGCTAAATATACTAGATTATTTTTATTTGTGAGTTTGTTATGAAGATACATGTATTAGTCAATCCAAGAACACCAACTGGTCTTGCGAAACGAGTTGATCCGTTTGCTGTTCATGGCTACAAATATATCAAATATTTGTCTCCACATTTTGAAATGGTACACTATGGAATTCCTGGCGCGCAAGTTGATTGTGAGCATGTTGATATTCCAACCACACCAACAGAAATCCAACGCTTCAATGAACTTGCTGGCGAAGAAATTCGCAAAAGAGCAAGTGACGGTGACATCATCGCTTGTTTCTTTGGTGTAGATAATAAACTTGCTTGCGATATGAATCCAACTTGCAAGCCAGTTGAGCCTTCAATTGGTTATCGTGCCAATGGTATCTTTGCTCCATATCGAGCGTTTACCTCGTATGCAAATATGCATATGTTCTATGGTGAGCGTGGAATGCTCATGAATCCTTCTTGGTTTGATACTGTAATTGGTAATCCATTTACAGTGAGTGAATTCGAATACAACGAAAAGAAAGAAGATTATTTCTTATACTTTGGTCGAGTTGTTGAAGAGAAGGGTATACATCTTGCCATACAAGCAACTGAGAAAGCAGGAAAGAAACTTATCATTGCAGGTCCAGGATCGCTGCAACAATTAGGATACAGCAAAATACCTGATCATGTTGAGATGTTTGGCGTTGCTGATGCTGAGCAGCGAAAGCAATTAATGAAGAACGCCAAAGGATTGATTGGATTGACATATTATGTTGAGCCGTTCGGAAATATGGTCATTGAAGCAAACTTATCTGGCACACCAGTGATCACAACAGATTGGGGTGCATTCCCTGAAATTGTTCTTGAGGGTCAAACAGGATATCGAATTCGTGATTTTAAATCTCTGATAAATGCAATTGAAACTATTGACAAAATTAATCCGTTCGAATGTCGAGAGTGGGGGTTGACTTTCTCAGATGAAGAAGTGCATAATAAACATAAAAATTATTTGAATAAAGTTATAGCGAATGACTTCTATGCGTAATCTATTTGTTGTTGGTTCTTCAATTCAACCTAGATCTGGTAAGTTCACTTACAGTGCAGTCAGATCTAAATTCTCCGCTGAAGAAAGATTTAGACAAACAATCTTTACTGTTAACTCTATTCGTGCAGCATTTCCAGAAGCAAAGGTTGTGATTGTTGATTCATCAGAAGATTATGCAGAGTATATGCAAACTCTTTGGCATATTAAGAACGTCGACTTTATTCCATTGCGAGATCTATCAGAGGAAGCATATGAAATTGTAAACACTCATGAAAACAAAAGTTTGTGCGAGTCTCTGTTACTAAACACATACTTCAAAACACACAAACCTGAAATGAAGGAATACGATTTCATTTTTAAAGCAACAGGTAGATATTTTTATTACGATTTTAATAATCTTTTGCTTACAGAAGAAAACAAAGATAAAATCTTCTTTAAAAGACCACTGAACTTCGAATGGAACGAAGCCTGGAATTATAACTTTATTGATAGAAGAGAAGTACAAAACAATAATAGACTGCACCAATACTGCACCGTTCTATATGGATTCGGATCACAGCATTTAGAAAAGTTTATAGATATGAATGATGCTACTGTTCATCTACTACAACAGCCGTTGATGCATCACTACGATATTGAAACTCTTTCATATTATTTTACAAGAGCATATGAAGACAAAATTATAGAAGTTGATTGGAAAGTTTCTGGCTGGGACGGAACCTCTGGCAGATTTATGTACTATTAAGGTGATACTATGAAAATCAAGACCATTATTATTGACGACTTTTATGGAAATCCAGATACAGTAAGAGACTTTGCTCTCTCGCAAAAGTTCGAAGTTTCTGGCAACTATCCTGGACTTCGAACCAAACCATTTTTGACAGAAGATACTAAAAAGACTATTGGTGATATTATTCGCTATGCTGGCGGAGAAGTTACATATTGGTTCGAAGAGTCTGGTTATACTGGCGCATTTCAAATTTGTACAGCACAGGATCGAACCTGGATTCATGCAGATCAGTATAACACATGGGCTGGAGTTTGTTACTTAACTCCAGACGCGCCACTATCATCTGGAACTGCCTTATATCGTCACAAGGCTTCAGGTCAATATGAGCGAACAGATAAAGATTACGAAGGTTACGATTATACAAAATGGGAAATGACCGATTATATCGCAAACAAGTATAATCGTCTCGTTCTTTATCGTGGGAATATGTTTCATGCTTCTCTTGATTATTTCGGAAGCACACTGCATTCTGGTCGTCTGTTCCAAACTTTCTTCTTTAATACTGAATACTAATGAAAGTTCTTCATGTAATTTTTTCTTGCAATCGACTTCAATATCTCACAAAAAGTCTAGAATCGCTACACCTTCTAGATTATTGCGGGCATCAGGTTGATCGACTAATTATAGACGATTATCCTCGAACTCGAAATGATTATATTTTCGATCTTTTGGGTAAAACGCATAAATTTAATATCTTTCTGCATAAACAAAATATGGGATTATCAGTCACTTGGTCTGAGTTTTTTGATTATTTAAAAACTACAGACTATGACTATATCATACACCAAGAAGATGATGTTGTCTTGAAAGAGCCTGTGAAACTAGACGATATGATTGAGATTCTCGAATCAGATCCGAAAATGGCATCTGTGGTCTTGCAGAGACAAGAATGGTATTTCCACGAAAACCCACCGAAAATTGAGCCGACAGATACTCCAATCAAGCAATATTATTATGGGAAAAATACGAAACAATTCCCGATCATTTTCTCTTTTTATCGCCGAAGCATTATTAATTATCCATTCCGCGAATATTGGGGATTTACGATTAATGAAGGAATGATCATGGTCTATTTGGCTCATTTTGATCAGATGTATTCTGCTATTCTAAAAAATTCTGAAGGAAAAAACATTATCGAACATATCGGCGAAGAGTCTACAGGAAGAAGAATACTTCCTGGGGAACCAAATTGGGAGCAATTTGCGCATATGCACCCAGACAAAGTCTACAGTTCTCGAGATGGGAGACTTATCTCATAAACTAAATATACAATAATTAGCGAGGTTATCCATGTCTCACCCCTCAACGCGCACCGAACTCAAAGATTATTGTCTCCGAAAACTCGGTTTTCCAGTTATCGATATCAACGTTGATGAAGATCAACTTGAGGATCGTATTGACGATGCTCTTTATATGTTTCGAAATTACCATTTCGATGGTACAGAGCGTTGCTATTTGGCGCATCAAGTGACTGCGGGTGACATTTCAAACACTTATATAACTCTCGCAGATTCTATTATCGGAGTTAGCCAGGTTTTTCCATTTACAGGATCAATCCAGTCTTCAACATCCTCGACTGGTTTTAATATGTTCGATATTAATTATCAGCTTCGCCTCAACGATTTTTACAACCTAACTGCTTCATCTTACACATATTACGTTATTGCAAGAGAGCATTTAGCAATGCTCGATATGATCGTAACTGGTTTACCACCGTTCACATTCAATAAACAAGTGCATCAGTTGAGAGTTTTCACCGACTGGAACAAGTTTAAAGATAACGCTTATCTAGCCTTTGAGTGTCATAGAATTGTAAATCCAGAAACATATTCTGGAGTTTATCGAGATATGTGGATTCGAGATTATACTGCAGCTCTATTCAAACAACAATGGGGAACAAACCTCAAGAAGTATGGAAACTATACCCTTCCTGGTGGTTTGATCATCAATGGTCAGCAAATTTACGATGAAGCCTCAGCTGAAGTCGAAAAACTTGAAGAAAAACTTCGCGACACTTACGAAGAACCAGTCGCATTTATTGTAGGATAAAATGCCAACTAGTGTATACTTCAACAATCAGAAAGCATCGGTTGAACAACAACTGATCGAAGATTTGATCATTGAATCAATTCGCAATCATGGGATAGATGTTTACTATCTTCCAAGAGAATCACGTTCATCTACAGACGAACTATTTGGCGATGATCCAGTCAAATGCTATCGCAGTGCAATCAAGGTTGACATGTATATGGAGTCATTTCAAGACTTCGAAGGTAACTCCGAATTCTTCAGTAAGTTTGGTCTTGAGATTCAAAAAGTTGCGCGCATGGCTGTGGCTCGCCGAACATTTGAGAGATTGGTCACAAGACAATATCCAACAACTCATAATTTACCAAAAGAAGGCGACCTAGTTTATCTTCCAATTCAAAAGAAAATAATGGAAATCAAAGGTGTTGAAGAAGAGAAAAACTTCTTCCAAGCTGGTAAAATTGCTCCATATATGTTTGGCTTGACAATGGAAGCCTTCAAGTATAATGGCGAATTGTTTGAAACTGGCGTCACTGAAATTGATGATATATCTGATGTTCAAGCAATGGTTCTTGAGTATATACTTGACTCAGGCGGCTCTGGAACATTTACTGATCAAGAATGGGTGTATCAAGGATCTAGTTTTGCTGCAGCAACTGCAAAAGGAGTTGTGGCTTCTTGGGATAAACCAAATAGAGAATTAAGAATAAAAAATATTTTTGGATCGTTTGTTGACACCACTCAAATAAAGGGAAGATCAAGCGGTGCTATTTGGGAAATACAAACTGTTGCTGATAAGATTAAAGATGCAGTTGAGAATAAACTTGATGATAATTTCTTGATTGAACAAGAAGCAGATAACATTCTAGATTTTAGTGAATCAAATCCATTCGGTGAGCCATAATGCTATCTGGAGTTCATTTCTATCATAGAATTACTCGTAAAATGGTTGTTGCCTTTGGAACACTGTTCAACAACATTACTCTTAAGAGATACAATAAAGCAGGAACACAAGAGATAGAAAGAATTAATGTTCCTTTGATGTATGCTCAAAAAGAAAAGTTTTATGAGCGTATTACTCAAGACCCTAACTTGGCAAATGAAACAATGATGACGTTGCCAAGAATGAGTTTTGAGATGACAGCAATAACTTATGATCCACTTCGTAAACGAAGCAGTTTTGTTAATAGTTTTTCTGCTGGAAGCGATAACACAAAAGTTAAAAATGTTGTTGCAACTCCATATAACTTTGAATTTACTCTTACGATCTATGTCAGAAATGTTGAGGATGGAACTCAAATCATTGAACAGATTCTACCATATTTTTCTCCAGACTACACAGTAACAATGAATTTAGTAGATGTTGCATCTGAGAAAACAGATGTTCCATTCATACTCAATTCTGTTTCTCAAGACGTCAATAACGTTGGAGTCAGTAGCGGTGATGTTCGAATTATTATGTGGACTTTGTCGTTTACTGCGAAAGGTTACATGTATGGTGCAACGTCTGAGTCTAAGATCATTCGTAAAGCAATCGCAAATACATATGACAGTACATTCAACACAACAGCGCAAAGAGAGATCACATTTAGCACTGGAAGGGGTGTCTTTAAAGTTGGAGAATTGGTTTATGAGGGTAGAACTTTAAGTGAAGCGAATGCAACTGCATTTGTTCATACATGGAATCCAACTACAAACACAATAGTTGTTGTTGATACAAACGGAGTTTTAAACACAGGCAGATATATGACTGGCGCAGTATCAAATGCATCTTGGAATATACAAACATTTGCAACACCAACTAATCAGCTTGTAAGACAAATCATATATCCAGATCCATTGAATGCAAACGCAGATACTGCATTTGGATTTACAGAAGTATTGCAAGAAGCACCATACTTCTTCGACGATAGAGTTGATTCTACTCTCATTAGAGTCGACATTGGTTCTAAGACAGCGGACGATAATACTTAAGAGAATAAGAAATGACGCAACAAATAATCGATATTGGATCAGCGCCAAATGATGGCACTGGTGATACAATTCGTGAAGCATTTGAAAAAGTAAATGAGAATTTTACTGATTTGTATGCTGGTGCTGGTGCTGACACTGGACCACAGGGTCCGTCAGGACCAGAAGGTCCACAAGGTCCACAAGGTGTAGCTGGAGTTATTGGTCCGCAAGGTCCATCTGGTCCAAGTGGTCCAAGTGGTCCACAAGGCGTAACAGGTGACGTTGGTCCGCAAGGTCCATCTGGTCCATCTGGCGCGCAAGGTATTGCTGGTCCACAAGGTCCAATTGGTCCAGCTGGTCCTGCAGGATCTTTTGGTGGCGTCACATTAGACTATACATTTGATTCAAATACTGCAAATACCAACCCTGGTGTTGGTAGACTTAAATTTAATAATAGTAATTTGAATCTTGCTACAGAGTTGTATATCAGCGAGAATGATGATTCTGCAGTTGATGTGACTGCATTATTACAAACAATTGATGATTCAACATCAACAATTAAAGGTCACTTCAAGGTTAGTGAAAAATCAAACATTGAAGCATTTGCAATATACACTATCGGAGCAGCATCTCATCCAGGAATATACTCAATTGTAAACTGTGCATATGTTTCTGGAAGTGTAAATCTTTCTGGAATTGTATTCCAAAATGGTGATGATATCATTATTACTTTTGCAAGAACTGGTGACATAGGTGATGTTGGTCCGCAAGGTCCACAAGGTCCTGCGGGCTCAACAGGTCCGCAAGGTTTAACTGGTGATGTTGGACCACAAGGTCCGCAAGGTCCAGAAGGTCCTCAAGGTCCACAGGGTGTTGTTGGTCCACAAGGTTTACAAGGTCCACAAGGACCAATAGGACTTAACGGCGACATTGGTCCACAAGGACCAACTGGACCATCTGGTGCAAATGGATCAGAAGGTCCACAAGGACCACAAGGACCAGCAGGAACAAATGGTGATCCTGGTCCAACAGGTCCATCAGGAGCAAATGGATCAGCTGGACCACAAGGTCCACAAGGACCAGTTGGTGTTGTAGTTTATGATGGCGGAACACCAAGTACAGATTTTAGCGTAGGACTAAATATTAATTGCGGAGGCGTAACCTAACATGGCATATATTCAACTTCAATTTCGTCGCGGAACAGCATCAGAATGGACTTCCGCGAACACAGTTCTTGCGCTAGGCGAACTTGGTCTAGAAACAGATACAAGTCAGTTTAAGGTCGGCGATGGCACGACTGCTTGGAATTTGCTGGCATATGGCGGACTTCATGGTCCGCAGGGTCCACAAGGTCCAGAAGGTCCACAAGGCGTTGTTGGTCCACAAGGACCAATGGGTCCACAGGGTCCAGAAGGTCCACAAGGACCAAGTGGTGTATCTAACGTTGCTGGTCCACAGGGTCCAGAAGGTCCGCAAGGTCCAGAAGGTCCGACTGGTCCAGAAGGTCCACAAGGTCCTCAAGGAGTCACTGGTGACACTGGTCCTCAAGGTCCAGAAGGTCCACAAGGACCAGAAGGTCCTCAAGGTGTGACAGGTCCACAGGGTCCAGAGGGTCCACAAGGACCAGAAGGTCCGCAAGGCGTTGTTGGTCCACAAGGACCAGAAGGTCCTCAAGGACCAGAAGGTCCTCAAGGTGTCACTGGTGATGTTGGTCCACAAGGTCCTCAAGGTCCACAGGGACCAGAAGGTCCGACTGGTGCGCAAGGTGGATTTGGTGGCGCAACGTTTGAATACAATTTTCAAACAAATACAACAGATAGCGATCCAGGTAATAGTTCATTGAAGTTGAACAACGCTTCAGTGACTGTTGCAGATAAACTTTGGATTGACTATGTTGATCAAAGCGGCACAGATATTCAAAACTTTCTTGCCACAATTGACGACTCAACATCGTTGATCAAAGGTCACTTCCGCGTTACAAACAAAGCAAACTCTGCTGATTATGCATTGTTTACAATCAGCAATTTGACAGACAAGACTTCATACTTCGAAGTTGATTGTTCTTATGTTTCAGGAAGTGCTCCATCATTTGACAATGGTGAAGACATTCTCATTACCTTTGCTCGTACTGGCGATAAGGGTGAAATTGGTCCAACAGGTCCAGTAGGTCCAACAGGTCCTCCTGGCGGTCCACAAGGTCCACAAGGTCCGCAAGGTCCTCAAGGACCAGAAGGTCCTCAAGGTCCACAGGGCGTTGTTGGTCCGCAAGGTCCGCAAGGTCCGCAAGGACCAGAAGGTCCTCAAGGTCCACAAGGTATTGTCGGTCCACAAGGTCCTCAAGGTCCACAGGGTCCAGAAGGTCCTCAAGGCGTCACTGGTGATGTTGGTCCACAAGGTCCTCAAGGACCACAAGGCGTGACTGGTCCACAAGGTCCTCAAGGTCCACAGGGACCAACAGGTGCTACTGGCAACTTTGGTGGTGCGACATTTGATATGACGTTTAGTGCTAACGATTTCCAAGGAGATCCAGGCACTGGTAAGATGCGTTTGAACAATACGACAATCACTGCAGCAAATAAACTGTGGATTGATTATTTGGATGATAATGGAACGCAATTACAAAACTTCTTGACAACAATTGATGACTCAACATCAACAATTAAGGGTCACTTCCGTATCAGCAATAAGACAAATTCTGCAGATTTTGCGCTCTTTACAATCAGTGGATTGACTGATCGCACTGGATACTTTGAAGTAGATTGTGGATATGTCTCAGGCAGTGCAAGCAGTTTCAGTGATGGTGAAGATATCGTCATCACTTTTGCTCGTACTGGTGATAAAGGCGATACTGGCGCTGCTGGTCCTCAAGGTCCACAGGGTCCTCAAGGTCCAGAAGGTCCTCAAGGTCCACAGGGCGGTGTTGGTCCACAAGGTCCGCAAGGACCGCAGGGTCCAGAAGGTCCTCAAGGCGTTGTCGGTCCTCAAGGTCCACAAGGACCAATGGGTCCACAAGGTCCACAAGGTCCTCAAGGTGTGATTGGCGATACTGGTCCTCAAGGTCCACAAGGTGTAACTGGTGACACTGGTCCACAAGGTCCACAAGGTCCTCAAGGACCAACTGGTGCTCAAGGTGGTTTTGGTGGTGCAACGTTTGACTTTACTTTTGATTCTGACACTAATGATAGTGATCCAGGACAAGGTATGTTGAAGTTGAATAATGGTAGCGTCACTGCTGCTAATCGTTTGTGGATTGATTACCTTGATGATAGTGGCACAAATATCTTCAACTTCTTGGCAACAATTGATGACTCGACGTCAACAATCAAGGGTCACTTTAAGATCAGTAACAAGTCAGATCCAAATGACTTTGCATTGTTTATTGTGAACAGCTTGACTGATAAGACTGGTTACTTCGAAGTTAATTGCTCTTACGTGTCTGGTAGTGCTGCATCCTTTAGCAATGCAGAAGATGTATTGATTACATTTGCTCGTACTGGTGACAAGGGTGAAGCAGGTCCTCAGGGTCCAGCTGGTCCAACAGGTCCATCTGGTGGTCCACAAGGTCCTCAAGGTCCACAGGGTGTTGCTGGTCCGACTGGCGCTGCTGGTCCTCAAGGTCCACAGGGTCCAAGCACTTATGATCAATCACTGAATGTTGCTGATCCAGTAGTGTTTGCAAGTGTATCGACAAATGTATTGAATGTCAAGAATGTTCTTGAATCAACAAATGCATTGTCAAGTGCAACTGGTGTTGTGGCGCATAATTGTACAGCTGGGCAAATTTTTGTTCACTCATCAATTAGCGCAAACTTCACTGCTAACTTTACTGATGTTACTGTTCCAGCAAATAACGCAACGTCATTTACTCTTGTTCTAAATCAAGGTGCTACTGCTTACGTTCCAACAGCTGTACAGATTGGTGGTCAAGCACAAACTGTAAATTGGCAGGGTGGATCACAGCCAGCTGGTTCTGCAAACAAGAAGGATGTTGTATCCTTTAGTGTTGTGAACAATAATGGTACTTGGATTACGCTTGGTCAATTGACGACGTTTGGATAATGTTTAGTTCATTCAGTGGTTCCAGATCATTTGGTAGGAAAGGGATTTCCTACCTTGCTGGTGTTGTTGCTAGAAGATACAACGGTGGTTATTTTGCCGATGATGTGACGTGGTTTGCATCTCAAACAGTGTCTTCAACTACAATACAAGTTGGATCTATATCAGAACCTGCGTCTGATGATGGTAGCGATTTTAGTTATCAATGGTTAGGATATTTTCGACCAACGACTAGTGAAACTTATACATTTTATTTGAGCAGCGACGATGCATCATATATGTGGATTGGAGCAAATGCAAGATCTGGTTTCACAACGAGTAATGCTTTGATCAATAATGGTGGTTTGCACGGAAGCACTGAAGTGAATAATACTATAGCATTGACGGCAGGTGTGTATTATCCTATTCGTGTACAATTTGGTGAAAGAGATGGTGGTGATGTTTGCACATTTAGTTTCTCTACGCCAACTATAACTAAAACTACCAACACAACTGGAAGAACTTTTTATAATCCAGTTACGATGGGGATTTAAATGTTAGGCTCATTCGGTAAATCTTTTAGTTTTGGTAGAAGAAAAACTGGTGCGCTTGATATTGTGCGCGCCAATCTTCAACTTTATCTCAATGCTGCTGATTCTACAAGTTATCCTGGCACTGGAACAACTTGGACTGACTTGAGTCCAAACGGATATTCAACAACACTGCAAGGCACACCAACATATACCAGTAGTACACATTTTGCATTCAATGCTGGTGATTATATCGATACCAATCAAAGTTTATCATCTGAAAACTTTTCTGTGGGTGCGTGGTTTCGCACAAATTTTGGTGGCGTCAAAATGATTCTATCAAAAGAAACAAATGCTGGCTGGCCATGGAATTATCGTATATGGATGAATGGTGGACAAATCTACGGTGACATTGCAACATCAGGTGGATCAAGTAATTCTGTTGTGAGTCCGCTAACCAATTACAACAATAATTCTTGGTACTATGTAATGTTTACACGTGATTCTTCGAAGTTGAGATTATATGTAAATGGTGTCGAAGTAAACAATTCAAATGCTACTCTCTCTTCAATTACAAATTCACAAGAAGTGTGGCTTGGATTGAGTGCTTATTTGGGTGGTAGTTATCAGTGGAATGGAGACATCAGTCAAGTATTCATATATAATAGAACACTAACTGCTTCTGAGATATTGCAGAATTATAACGCAACAAAATTGACATATGGTTTATGAGTGAAGTAGATAAAAATTTAGCAGAAATACTAAACACTGATTATATTCCTGTTGTAAGTGATAAGTCTGACAAACCAATCACTATCCATCAAGATGAGTCTGTGAACCCAGACGCAGATTATTCTCGTGCAAACTATTACAATCTCATCGAAAAAGGCAACGAAGCACTCGATGGTATTCTTGAAGTTGCGAAAGAATCGCAGCATCCAAGAGCCTATGAAGTTGCTGCAAATATGATTAAAAATCTCTCTGATGTAACAGAGAAACTCATGATTCTTCAAAAGCAGCAACAAGAATTAAGACCAAAAGAAGAACAAGCAACACAAACTAATATTAATGTCGACAAAGCAGTATTCGTCGGAAGCACTGCTGAGTTGTTGAGACAACTGAAAAATGAATCAAATAGCGGCTAAACTCAAGCATTACCTTGGAAATCCCAAGCTGAAGCGAGTGAATATGCAGATGCAGCTCACGGAAGATCAAGTCCGTGAGTATGTAAAATGTGCACAAAGCCCAGAATATTTTATTGAAAACTATGTTAAGATTATTACTCTTGACAAAGGTTTTGTTCAAATTTCATTATACCCATTTCAAAAAACAGTCGTCAATGATATCAATAATAATCGTCGTGTGATTGTAAAGGCTGGTCGTCAGGTTGGCAAAACAACAATTATCGTCGGTTACATTCTCTGGTACATTCTATTTAATCAAGATAAAACCGTCGCGATTCTTGCTAACAAAGCCAGTACGTCAAGAGAAATTCTTGCTCGCATTAAATTGGCATACGAAGCATTACCAATGTGGATTCAGCAGGGTGTTAAGGTCTGGAACAAAGGCGATATTGAATTAGAAAACGGATGCCGTGTGCTTGCGAACTCTACTGCATCAAGTACGATTCGTGGTTTCTCTATCTCGCTTCTATATCTTGATGAGTTTGCATTCGTTCCAAGTAACATTGCTGAAGAATTCTTTACTTCGGTTTATCCTACGATTTCTTCTGGTGAAACGTCTAAGATTCTTATGTCATCAACACCGAATGGTATGAATCACTTTTACAAAATGTGGACCGAAGCTGTTGAGGGGCAGAAT